CAAACCAACAAGAAATACAATCGATTGCAGATCAGCTAAAATTAGCTTACTTCCGACCAATAGCTGACGACAACAGCCCGTACGAACAAGTTACTCAATGCTACTTCGCTATTAACGCCCCGACAACCACCATTGCGCGCCTATCGTTCGTATTGTGTCAAACCACTTCGGCAGGAGTATTTACCCAACACTCCATCAACCGTTTCAATGCTGGTGCAAACACCATCAAAGTATTCGTCGAACAAGTAAACGCCGAAACGTCAAACGAACCAAAATGAAAACATTTATTAGAAATCTACAACGTCTCAGACGTAAGAAGCTTAGAAGCAATGTTCTCATCACTAAACACATCATCAGGAACATCACGCCAAGTGTTGTACTGATCAAAATTAAACACCCTAAACCTGTTAGCTATAGGGGCTAGAATTTCTATGCCCATGTTCCCAAATAAATCTTCTATACTATAATTCGAAGAGATTATAAAATGGCGAAGGTGAACCTGTACGGTACCAAAGAGGATCCGGCCCTGAAAAGGTAGGTGGTCGCACCAATTCTTCAAGTCCGCTCCCAAGGCGCGGGCATCGTCGCGCGAAAAGTCGTCTAAGAGCGCGTGCTCCTGAAAGGCGTAATCGTTCCACTGTTTGTCGTGAGCTTTCAAATACGCCGCAGGCCACTTGTTCCGAATTGCAGTGGACTTGCCCACTCCACTCGCTTTTGACCAGACCCAAATCCCAGTGTGCTTCACAGGATTCGTAAACTTGGGGGCCACAAGAGAATACTTGCGAGCCACATGTTCCAAGTTCTTAAGATTAGTGATAAAGAAACGAGGATCATCAGTAGCAATGGTTTCAAAATCACCCTTACGGGCACAATCTAACACGTTCTTCCACTTATCCTTAGTAGCATCCCCACCACTCTTAGGCTCTACACCATACTCAGTAAAGAAAGGGTTACGCACATTACCTTTCTCTTCTGTAAGACCCTCACAGTACTCCTTATTCTGTAACACAGAACCTAAACTAGGTGTATAAAACAACGCGCTATTAGCCTTGATCAGCGCAGTCTTGCGACGACGCTGAGTAAACGCAACGAACATCTGGAGATGGCGAGTACCCGTAGTAGGGGCCTTCTCCTTGCCAGCACACAGATAGGCCACAGGGAGACCCTTGTCAGCAAACATCTGCGCGATAAGGGGCCCAACAGTACTCGTAAAACCTTCCTCAGTCAGGTCATCCCACTCCAAGGGGAAGTTGTTCCAGGTACACGTCCAATGCTTGTACAACTGCCCCTGCTTAGGAGCAGTTGAAACAGCATTGGCGGGGCCAACAGTAACAGGAGCAACAGGCTCCAACGATAAAGTTGGCACAGGAGTAGAAGAAACGACACGGGCGGGGCCCTTACGACGCTTAGGAGCAGGGGGAGGAGGGTCAAACACAACCTCCTCGTCGCTACTAGTGTCACAGACAACAGTAACCTTAGGACGACGAGTAGCGGGAGGCACACGAGCAGAGGGGTGGGGGCAAGGCCCACGGCCACTCGCATCTATCGCAACACGGCGATCACCAAACGTGAGAGTAGCGGGGCCGGGGGCAAGCACGTTATAGAAGGCAGCATGCTCATCACCGCAAGAGTCACTACTACTACAAGCAATAAACTCCTCATCAGAGAACGTCGGGGTCTCGTCAGAAGAACGTGGCTCATCACAATCGATAAGAGTACCACGAGGTTCAGGGGAAGAAATAGGCGAAACTGACATACTTTCTGGATTTAGATCAAATGAAATTATGAGCTATCGCCAGATCAGACCCGCGAGCTTTCTGGATTTCTGAAAAAAATCGAGTCAGAAAAGCATAAGAAAAAATATTCGAATCATATAACGGCTACTTTTTACAAAAGAGGCCTCCATTTCAAATTTTAATCTCCTGAAAAGCCAGCCTTGAACCCTAGGTTCCAGGGAGGCCTCCAGAACCAATAAATCGGTTCTGGAGGCCTCCGAGTTCGCCTTCGGCGAAATAGATCATAGATCACTGCCTGGGGGTAATATCAGACCCCAGGCAGTGATCAAGAGGGCTCCACAAAAAAATTTTTTTTTCAAAAAAATTGTAAGGGGGTACACCATCAAAAAAGCTCATAATTTTCGAAAAAATAATATGACCGCAGAATCGACGGTGACTATCGTCCTGGTCACACTAACGTTTATTTCAGGCCTTGTACACCACTATCGCATATACGAATGTACATCGTGTTGCTGTGACAGCAAGTGTCAAAAAAGCAAAGACGAAGATAGCGAAGCAGATACGCCGGTCTTTGTCGCCCCTATCCGGGACAAGCTAAACCAGCTAGTTAAAAATAACAATAACTTAAACGACGCTGTCCACGCATTGCAAGAACATCAAGAAGAACATCAATTGTAAAATGTCATACAATAGCCTTGCATCAAGAACACGAAAACGCAAAGCACAAGATCGTGGAGAACAACCTCCAGAACCAGTACCATTATTTGAACCTGCTAATAAGAAAAGTAAGAAGCAATATTTACAAGACCTTCAAGGGCCACCAGCTGCAATACCAATAGACGCAGCAGCTGCTGCAGCAATAGAGCTAGAACAAGCTGCTGCAGAACTACGCAAAGAAGCGTACCGTCTAGAGATAGCGGCAATACAAGCAAGCCAACTTGGAAAAATGAAAGATGGACAGTGGTACAAAGATGCCCTCGGTCGTCCAGGTCAGTACGAACAACCTGCACCGGTTTCGTTTAGTAAGAGTACAGGACAACGAAACTTAGAAGCAGCTAAAAAGCAAAACACATATACTGGACCGGGCTCCTACTACACTGGAACAGGCGGCTACAAAAACTTAATGAAAAGGATGATGAGAAAATAAGTTGCAAAAACCGGCTACGCCTAACAAATATAAAATAGCTACGCCGAGCAGATGGTCAAATAGTGCATTAGAGCACAAATATAGAGATTTAGATCACATTGTCTCTGACTGGGACGGGTTCAGTTCAGAACCAAATAAAAATTTGTCACAATTTTCGAAAAAACATACAACTATGTCTGGTCGCAAACGTAGTCGCGGCGCAGGTGGAAACCGTGCGGCAGCCATTGGCGCTAGATACGCCGCTAAGTACCCTTTCTCGCAATACGGCACAATGCGAGTACCTAAAGGTCATGCGACCGACATGGCAGGAGCGTCCTGGCGAGAAGCTAACGCAGAACAACGCGCTTGGCGAAAAGCCAACAACTACTATGGTGTAGGTGGCTTCTGGAAAGACAAAGTCTGGGGAACCATTAAAAAAGGAGCAAAATTAGCGTGGCGTCCCGCTGCACGTGCCGCACTTCATGCTGTTGGCGCAGGCGCTGTAAGCAGAGCTGTAGGTTTAGGCCGTTATGACATGGGTGGCGTCGGCTCATACGGAGAAACATCCACTAACGACATCGTACACGGAGGAAGTGGAGATTCTATGGCCGTAGCCCGAGTTAACCCATCCATGGATGACGACTCAGGTGACGTCATAATGTCACACTCTGAATTCATTGGTAACGTGGTAGCAACTGCACAAATGGGAGGTACAACGGGATCAGGTAGTGTGACTCAACAGTCAACGTTCCAAAACAGTGTTTACCCTATCAATCCTGGATTGCAAGGAACCTTTCCCTTTTTGTGCCAGTTAGCACAAAACTACACCATGTACAGATTAGAAGGAGTCATCTACCAATACAAACCAATGAGTGGTGAAGGTGGAGGTGAAACCAACAGTCTTGGCAAAATCATTATGGCAACTGATTACGACCCTATGGCTTTGCCATTCATCAACTCTGTGCAAATGGAAAATTATCAATATTCTCAATCAACAAAGCCAAGCTTAGCAGCACGACACGGCGTCGAATGCAAACCATCTCAAGGAATCACGGATATGAAATATATCCGAACTGGTTTAAGCAATCGCGACCGGGCGTTCACAGATTACGGCCTGTTCCAACTGGCTACTGAAGGCATACCAATTACAGGTCCTGCAGGCACCACAGTTACCTCAAACATCGGAGAACTATGGGTATCGTACAAAGTACGCCTTTCCAGAGCAAACCTGTACTCCTCGCTCCTCGGATATGCTATTAGAAATGATTTGTGGCACTTCAACATCCCAGCATTAAGTGGTCAAAGCATAACTCAAAAGCTAACGAATCCAGTCAACGTACCTAACAGCAACAACTTAGGAACGACCGTGACGATTCGATCAGGAGACAGTTTCTATGCAGACTCACTCTCCATTGAATGGCCTGTATCACAAATTCTTGGCACGTACAAAGTAACTATTTATACAACGTCAACAACTTCAGATGCAAATTTTCCACGAGTTTGGATACCTGCAGTTAGACAGGCGGAAGTAACCGATGCTTTGACTACACAATGGGGAAGCCCATACACACCCGTTGAAAACCTACAAGGTGTTGCGCCCATTCTGCCATCAATCGACTTGTCCACCGGATTACCAAACCAACAAGAAATACAATCGATTGCAGATCAGCTAAA